GCCCAGGATGTAGCCGTGGTTTTCGAGGATGAGCTGGCAGCTGGCGAACCGGCCTTCCCACCAGTTGCGGTCCAGGCGGAAGCATTCTCCGACATTGGCGGCCACCAGTTGAATGCCTGATTCAATGACAAAGCGGATGGTGGCCCCGGCAGGTGGCGGCCCGGCGAATGCAGCCTGGATGCGGTCGACCACCCACTGGCCGCTGATGCCATGGTCGTGGGTGCTGATGCGGATGAGGGTTTCTTTCTGGAATACGAGGCGGCCATCCAGATAGGCATGGCTGACTTCGCGGCCGTCCAGCCACCAGCGCTTGATTTCCCGGCCGTCGAGATAGGTTTTGGGCATGGGCGGCCTCAGTACTGGAAGGTCATGCGCTGGGCCAGACGGGCGTCCCACTGGCCTGCAAACTCAGTCCGGTCCAGCTTGCTGTTCAGCACCTTGTTTGCCTCGGTCAATGCCTGGGCCAGTTCATGGCTGCTGACGGCATCGGTAATGCCGTAGCCTTCCAGTGTGCTGGGGGTTTTGCTGATGTCCGCCCACGCATGGCCATGCTTGACCGGTGCGGCGGCATCGCTCACCAGTTTGGTAATGGCCAGCTTGAGTTGGTCGGTTTTGCCAGCGTCCAGCTTGATGCCGGCCGCCTTGATCAGTCCGGCCAGCTCCTCCTGTACCGCATCAAACCACTCATAACCCGGCGTGGTGGCGGCCATGCCGCTTTGCGGGTCACCCGGGCCAAAGCCATGCTTGCCCTCGCCAAACTTGTTCTTGACCGGATTACGCTGCTCGGCCACACGTCTCATGCCACACCCCCCTCATAAGCAATCAGCACCGTACTCACCGCCGGGGCTTCACGGTGCAGGACACAGTCAATCAAGGTATCGCCCCAGTGGCGCAATGGCTCCTCTACCCCGCTTTCACAACTGGCTTCCACCACCTGCACCGCCAGCGGCAGATGCAGCGTCCAGCTGTGCCGCCAGCCGATATCGTTCAACGGGGCCTCGCAGTCCATCTCGCAATGGTGATAGCGGTGGCGGCTGATACGCGCCCGGCCATACCCCAGGCTGGCCAGCAACTGCAGATAGCGTGGCAGTCGTGCACCGCCGGGGTCGGTCAGCTTGCTCACCACCGCCGCGCGCCGGGCGGCAATGGCGGCATCGCCCGCGGTACAGCGGTCTGGCAAATCCAGTGAGGCCTCCCATTCCGGCAACAAGGCCAGCGCACGGCGCGGGTCGGCCTCGGCCAGCAACCAGGCCGCCCGCCGGTCCACCGCGGCCAGCCGCTCCGCCAGATAGCCCAGCAGCTGTTCCAGCTCGCTGCCGGGGCTGGCCAGCAAGGCGGCACCGGGAGGCAACAAAGCCTGCAACTGCTGCTGATACCGCTGCGTACTCAGCGCCATGTCACGCTCCCCAGCACCGCCAGCTCACCCACGGCGCACTGCACATCCTGAGCGGGTTCCAGCAACTGGTGGTCCCACTCGCCCGGGGCGGTGGAAATGGCCTCGCTCAGATGGCTGCGCAGCAAGGTACTGCCCCGCACCGGCAGCACGGTATCCGCGCCGTCGCACAATACCGGGCTGGCCTCGGCAAGCAGTACATGCTGCAAGGCCGCCAGCACGCTGCGCCGGGTGGCCGGGGTATCCGGCGTCAACCGCAACACCACATCCACCGGGCGGCGGCGTGGGCTGAAGGCAAAAATCTCCCCCATCGGCGTGCCGGTGGCTTCCAGATGCGCCTGCATCGCCTGCTCGGCCAGCCGGTCGGGAAAGGGGTCGGCATCGCCATCCCGCATGAAGTACAGCACCATGGACCCGGCCCCCAGCAGCTGCGGCGCAGCCCAGGCACGGGTCACCCCCGGCAGTTCGCAAGCCCATTGCACCCAGTCCCGGCTACGCCCCACCTGTCCGCCATTGCGCCGCAAGGCCACAATGCGCTGCCGCACCGCGTCCAGGCTTTCCTGGTCGTTACCACCGCGCAGGCCATCGGCCAGCACCTGCGCCTCGCCATGAATGCCGGGCAAGGGGTTCACCAGTTGCAAGGTACTGCCGCCAGCGGTATTGCCCAGCAGCCCCGGCTGGGTACACAGCACCCGCACACTGGCCTGCCCGGAGGCGGGCAGGTTTAATCCGTCCAGCACGGCAAACAGCACCCCATCGCCACGGTCCAGCAAGGCCCCGGCATCCACCGCGGCCTCGGCACTGCCTGCCAGCCGCACCAGCCCGCCCGCTGCCGTGGGTGGCTTGCGGCCATCCGGCAAATACAGCGGCAAAAACACATCCAGCAGCACATCCTCGTCACAGCTTTGTGGAAACAGCTGGCGGGCAATCTGCTCCTGATGGCCATACAGCCCGTGCTCCGCACCAGACAGCGCCCGCGCCAGCGGGGTAAACAGATTGCGCCGCAGCGGCGCACTGGCGGTGGCCAGTGGCAGCTCGGCCTCGTTGCGCCGGACAATATCCGCCAAACCCGGGCGTGGAATCATGGGTTCACCTCCAGTAACAGCGGCTGGCCATCCAGCAGCAGCCGCAAGCGCAGCACCTCGTCATCCGCCTGCTCCGCCCGCACCTGCAATGCAGACAGCACCCGGTCTTCCAGCATCCAGTGCAGCGCCTCGCTGGCAAAATACTCCGCGTCACGCAGGGTTTGCGGCACCGCCTTGCCACGCTGCTGCAACAGCCACAAGCGGCTGCCCCAACGGTCGCCCGGCAGGCTGGCCAGCGCATCGCCCCACCAGCCACGCGGCGTGGCCACGCCATCCTCGGCGCGGGCGCGCGCATCGCAGTACAGCGACAGCACAATGGCGGCATCCAGCGGGTCGGCCAGCACCGCCAGCGGAATAGGCTGGCTCAGGTCCAGCCGCAAGCGGCGCGCATTCATTGCGGGTCTCCGGACACATCGCCACCACGCTGCACCTGACCATGCTGGTGGCGGTCCAGCGCAATGCCATTGGATGACAGCCGCCCATCCTCGTGCAGCACATCACCCCGGATGCGGGTAGTGCCGCCACGGCCACCTTCACCCGACAAACCGGCCTGATACGACAACAAGCCCTCGGCCGTCAGCGCCTGGCTGCAACGGGTATGCGGGCTGTCCAGCAGCACATCCTCGCTGGCCTCCACCACAAAGCGCTTGCAGCACAGCCGCGCCGTGCCGTCCTGGTCGAAGACAAACAGCACGCCATGCGCGTTATAGGTGGCGGACTCACCCGGCAGCAGGTCACGCGGGCGGCTGGCCGGGTGGTCTACCGCCACCGCCACCAGGTGGTCCCGGCTGCCCGCCACCGCCACCAGCACCGGCTCCGCCCCGGCAGGCGGGTGGCTGCTGGCACCAAAATTCTGGATGCGCTCCACCCCGTCCCGGGTTTCGCCCTCCAGCGGGCTCACCTGCAACAGCTGCAGGCCACCGGCATCGTTCACCAGGTTCACCACCCCGCGCGCCACCATCAGCCGCAGTTTTTGCCATGGGTTCATAGCGAATCCTCCTTGCCACCCTCCCGCTTGCCAGTCCGCGCCGCTGCCGGGCGTGGGCCGGCCAGCAAGCCCTTGTCACCGCGCCGCGCCTTGCGCAAGGGGGCGGCACGCACGCCGGACAACAGGTCAAAGGCACGCGGGTCGGCCAGTTCCAGCTCGCACAAGGTGCCGTCCTGCGCATTTTTCAGATAACGCACGCTGACTATCAGCAACTCGGCCATCAGCTGCAGCCGCGGGCTGTCCAGCACCACGCGCAAACCGGGCTGCCACAGCGGGCCCCGCATGCCATGCTGCCGCCAGCCCTGCACCCGCACCGTACAGCGGCGCGAGCGGCCCATGCGCACCGTAGCCTCCCAGGCGGCCCGCCGCTCGGCGGTCGGCCCCTGTGCCTGGTCTTCTGCCAGGATGATCAGCGGCCGGTAGCGCTGCACCCCACCATCGCGCGCCGTACCACGGCCATGCGGCTGGCCCCGTGCCTGGCCTTTCACGATGTACTCGCTAAAGCGCTCATTGCTGCGCCAGCGCGCCTCGGCCCGCAGCAGATTGCCGCCTTCCACCAGCTCCACCTCGGCACGGCGGCTGCCGGGCAGGTCAATCAGCAAGCGGCCCAGGCCATCGGTCCACAGCATCACCCCTTGCAAACGCGCCGCCCGCTCCAGTGTATCGAACACCTTTTCGCCCTCCTCGATGCTGAAGCTGGCCAGCACCGCCGCCGCCCGTGCAGCCGCCAGCGGCCCCACCTGCACGGCAATGCCAAACGGGGCCAGCAGATCCTCGGCAATACGCTGCAGGCTGCTGCCCTTCCACTGGCCGGAACGAAACACCGCGCTGCAGTCGATCAGGTCAGCCGTGCGGTCGCGCCCGCCCACATTCAGCCAGCAGCGGCTGGCCTCAAAGCCCGGCTGAACCTCCTCCAGCCAGCCGGTCAGCACTGCCTCGCCATCAATCAGCAGGGTGGCCGCCTGCCCGGGCTGCAAGGGGCGCGGCTGTTCCTGCCCTGGCCAGCGCTCGGTCACCTGCAGGGAAAACTGGCCGGCCACCTGCTCCAGCCCGCGCTGGATGGAAATATCCTGCCAGCCGCCATAACGCAGCCCGTCCACCAGCAAGGTGCAGTCATTGGCCATGGCACAGCACCTCCACCACGCCGGGCGGTACAAAGCCGGGGTGACGCACCGCATTGCGCGCCACCAGGTCAGCCTCGGCCGTCACATCGCCATTCACCTGATAAGCCAGTACCAGCGCCGGCAAGGTGGCCACCGTGTGCACGCGCACCAGCCCGGCCAGGCCGGGCTGCCACTCCAGCAAGGCCGCGGCCAGGGCCACCCGTACCGCGCCCAATGGCGCAAACAGGACATCCGGTGCCTGCTGGCTGATGGCATCCAGCATGTTCAGCAGCTGCGCATGACGCTGTTGCAAGGCTGCCGTGCTGGCAAAACCGGCTTGCGGCAGGCTGCGCATGGCTTCCAGTAACAGGGTTTGCTGCAGCCAGTTGGCCAGCGCGGGCGGCAACAGCGGCCAGGCCTCGCCATCCCGGTCAGCCCCTTGCGCGGCGGTCAACCAGCGCCGGTCTGCCGCATCGCCCGCCCACGCCCCGGGTACGCTGGTGCCTACCGCCCCGGCCGGGCCGGTACTCAGCCACTGCGACCAGCCGGACAGGCCGGAAAACGGGGTGTCCAGCATGCCCAGCAAGGACTGGATGCGCTGTTGCAAGCGCCCGGCCAGCAGCAAGGGCGCGTCGATGATGCGCTGCACAGCACTAATCTGCCGTTGCAGCGCCAGCCGGCTGGCCTCCAGCGGGGACAAGCCGCGCTCCAGCCGGGCACACAGCTGTTCCACCACCTGGCCTGCTGCCTCGGCCACACCGGCAATCTGCAAGGGCCAGTCGGCCGCCAGCAGCTGGTCCGCCGCCTGCTGTGCCGTATCCAGCGCCGCCGACAACTGCGCGCTACTGTCCACCTGCGCCGCCGGTTCCCGGTTTTCTCCGGCCTCCACCAAGGTCAGTTCCACCGTAATGCGCCCGCCCACCGCCTCCGGATAGCGCACCTTGGCCAGCCCGTCCAGCTGACACCAGTGATAGCCCAGCCAGGGGTGGCGCAAGCTGCCCGGCCCCGGCGACTCCAGCACCGCCAGCAGCTGTTGCAACTGCGCAGGGCCGTCC